ATCAGAATGGAACAAAAACTGCAGCCGATGGTGGCTCAGGTTTTGCAACAGTTACTTATTGGAGTTAATTATGGAACAACATTACGTATTTCTTAAAGACAATCGTGTTGCAAACATAGCAGTATTTGCTTCACAAGATGAAGCACTTGCTGATGCAGTTGCACAAGAACACGGATTTGATGACGCTGTTTGGGTTGGAGAAGACAAGCCAGCAATGTGGTCAACTTATGATGGCACAACATTTACTCCTCCAACTGACGAGTATCTAATCTCTATCGGAATTATGAATCCACCTGTAGAAGTAGAGCCAGAAGTCTAAAATCTTCACCGCAGGCAAAACCTGCTATAATGACCACGAAAGGAGTAACCTGTGAGCGCAATTGATTTTCCTACCTCGCCGAGTGTTGATGAGACACATACGGTAGGTAACCGTGTTTGGAAGTGGAACGGCACAACCTGGGACGCGCTACGCAGTACTATTCCTTATGCAACTGGTGTCACCGGCCCGACAGGGCAGGATGGACAATTTTCCATCGCCGCAACCACCGCGCCTACGAATCCTGAAGTTGGAGACGCATGGTATGACTCTGCATCTGGTGATGTATTTATCTACTATGATGGTTATTGGGTAGAAGCTTCAAACGCAAATGATGGACCGACTGGTCCTACAGGACTGACCGGTGTTACAGGTGCAACAGGCGCAAGCGTGACTGGAAACACTGGACCAACTGGACCAACTGGTTCAAATGGAGCCAATGGAAATACAGGAGCAACCGGTGCGACAGGTTTAACTGGAGCAACCGGTATGACTGGTGCAACAGGCGCACTTTTTGCAGTAGCAGATCCAACCGAACCAGTATCTCCTACAGATGGACAACTTTGGGTAGATACAGATGGCACAGCACTTATCAATCAGTTGCTACGCTGGTCTAAGGCAACAGCTAATGGAACAACAACTTTATCTGGCAATGATGATAACTCAGTACCGCTGACCTACAGCGTAGGTTATGAGCAGGTATTCCAGAACGGTGCATTACTTGCACGCGGTGGAGACTACACAGCAACTAATGGTACAACTATTTCATTGACTAACGCCTCTGTAACTGGAGATATCTTTGAAGTCTTTGCTGCACAACCTGTAGCAATCTCTGATGTGTACACACAGACTCAGGCTAACGCAGCATTTATCAATGACTCACTGCTAACTACTACTGGTGACATTATCTACGCATCAGGTGCTAACACACCTGCTCGTTTAGGAATTGGCTCATCTGGTCAGGTGTTATCTGTATCTGGCGGTGCTCCTACTTGGACTACACCTGCTAGTGGTTCAACTTATTCAGGAGCGTCTGCTTATCGCAGTTCATCTCAAACATTAACTGCTAATGCTTATACAGCAATCCAATGGAACGCAGAATACTGGGATACAAACACTTATCACGATAATTCTACAAACCCTAGTCGTTTCACAATACCAAGTGGTAAGGCAGGTTATTATTCATTTAGATTTAATGTTGGTATTGGTTCAATTACTGGTGATGTTTATTTTCACGTTCGTGTTAATGGAACAACTAAATGGAATTTTAGTTGGGATATGAATACACCAACAAATGTTATGAGTAGCGCAACTTTGAATATGGCAGTTGGTGATTATGTAGAATTATTTATTTACAGTACTTCAACAATTACAACAGCCGCTAATGATGAAGCCCTTTGTTCATTTGATTATTTAGGAGCGTAAGATGATTGAGTTTGTAAAACCAGCAAACCTAGATGGAAATGTATTGGAAACAGAGTTGGCAAAAGTAGGGATAACAATTCCTCCTCGTTCAATTACTGTTGTTGGTGATTTACTCTATTTGGATATAACTGAGGCACAGAAATCTACGGCTCAATCTATCCTTGACTTACTAGGGAGTAGCTAATGGCAACCATCAGTAATACACCAAGACCAGGATACGTCTGGGATGCAACAGATAACGTCTGGTATCCAATCGGAGTAGGTGCTCATCAGCATACTAATGCTGCAGATACTCCAGCGGTAATGCCTTACTCTACCTATGCTGCTGCTGGCAAGAACAAGATTATCAATGGTGACTTTGGCATTTGGCAGCGCGGTACATCTTTTACACCTGCTCTAAATACTTTTTTGGCTGACAGATTTAAGACATATATGGAAGGGTCTGGCACTACTCGTTCAGTTACTCAGCAGACTTTTACTCTTGGTACTGCACCAGTATCAGGGTATGAAGGCAGATTCTTTTTACGCTACGCTCAAACAGTTGGCCCATCTGCAGCAATAGGTAATAATCTAATTTGGCAGAGTATTGAAGATGTCCGTACTTTTGCAGGTCAAACAGTTACTTTTTCTTTTTGGGCAAAAGCTGCTGCAACAACTGTTTTAGATTCAGTTTATGCATATCAAGTATTTGGAACTGGTGGCAGTCCATCAGGAAATGTTCAAACATTTTTTGCAAATAATCTTTCAATTGGAACTTCTTGGACTCGTTATTCTTTCACGGCAGCAATTCCATCAATCAGTGGAAAAACTATCGGAACAAATAACGATAGCACCCTTGACATAAGACTTAACTTCCCACTAGGCAGCGGTAACACATTTACAGTAGATACTTGGGGATGGCAAGTAGAAGCAGGTTCTACAGTAACAGCGTTCCAAACTGCTACTGGTAACCCACAGGCTGAGTTGGCTGCGTGTCAGCGTTATTACTTCCGTTCAACGGCTGGGTCAGTTGGAACCAATGGAATTATGGGCTTTGGTGTAGCAAATGATTCCACTAGTGCTTATTTCCAAACACAACTACCTGTTCCTATGCGAGTTACACCAACAAGTCTTGAGTATTCAACTTTAAGATTTACAGATAGAATTGCAATCAATGTGGCAATACCAACTTTAGGGTTAAATACAACTGATTCAACAAATACTGTAGCAGCAACTTATGCAAGTGGTGGTAGTGGTTTAACTCAGTATCGTTATGTTTTAATGACGGCGCAAGGTAGTGCTAACGCTTACATTGCTTTTAGTGCGGAACTATAGGAGATGACAATGGATAATGTAACCTTTTTTCAAATTGAAACAATGAATGGTATTGAAGAACACGTCATTATAGACCGTGGTAACAATGAGTTTACCTCAATGCCTAAGAGTACCTACGATGCACTACTAGAGAAGCAAGCTAATGACTAGAGCGTACAACACGGCTACTACTCAGCAAAACTCTGGTGGTGCAGTAGCAGGATTTACTGCTGGCAAAAACAAAATTATTAACGGTGATTTTAACATCTGGCAACGTGGGACATCTTTTAGCAGTATCAATGGTATTTATACCGCAGATAGATGGGTAGGGGCAACTAATAAAACAGTTACTGTTTCACAGCAAACATTTACAGCAGGAGCAGCGCCCGTATCAGGATATGAAGGAACATATTTTTTAAGAATTGCTCAAAGTGCAAGCGGAAGTTATTGCGCAATTCAAACTCGATTAGAAGATGTAAGATTGTTTGCTGGACAAACTATTACATTATCTTTTTGGGCTAAAGCCGATGCAACCGTTGCAAATAAAGCAGGAATTGTGCAAATCTTTGGCACTGGTGGTTCAGCAAATGTTGATAACTATTCAAGTTCCTTCAACATTACAACCTCTTGGGCTAGATACACATACACTATTGCATTAGGCTCAATAAGCGGTAAAACAATAGGAACTAACAGTTATCTTAATATTCAACCTATTCTTACTGAAGATGCTTTGGCTCATACAATTGACATTTGGGGTGTACAACTTGAGGTAGGTCCAGTAGCCACACCATTTCAAACTGCAACAGGAACACTTCAAGGAGAATTAGCCGCTTGCCAGCGTTATTACTTTAGAAATACTGCTAATGCTTCAAATCCTAATGCAATTTTAGGACCATTTGGGTTTGCTAATACCACCGCTAATTTTGATATGCAAATGTCTCCACCTGTAACAATGAGAACTACCCCTACAAGTGTTGATTATTCAAATCTTCAAATTTATTGGGTACGCAGTGGTACTTCGGGAAGTACTGGAAGCCTAACCAGCGTTACACTAACAAACCTAATGGAAAATCAAATAAATGTTGCGTTTGGAAAAACTGGTGCTTTTACGGTAGGCGACTGGGGCAAAATTCAAGCAGCAAATAGTGCAACAGCCTACATCGGATTTAGTGCGGAGTTATAAAATGGAAAATGTAAAGTTTATTGAAGTGACAGACCCGCTTTCAGGCGAGGTTACAGAACACGCCATCATTGACCGAGGCAACGGGGAATTTACCTCAATGCTCAAATCAACCTATGAGGCTATGCAAGCAGAACAGTCCACACCGATTGTGCCATAAAATAGTTTTAACCGCTTAAAAGCACACTTTCTGCCGTTAATCTTGATAAGGTATGACCATGAAAGTTGCTGCCTACGCCATTGCGCTAAATGAGGAAAAACATGCTGCCCGCTGGGCGGAGACTACTAAAGGTGCGGACTTCCGCCTCGTATGTGACACTGGATCAACAGATCGCACGGTTGAGATCTTACGTGAGCACGGAGTAATAGTTCATGAAATTAGCGTGAAGCCTTGGCGCTTTGACGTTGCACGCAACACCGCACAAAGTTTATTGCCTGACGATATAGATGTGTGCTTGAGCTTAGACATGGACGAGCTTGTAGATGAAAACTTCTTTGACGAGGTTCGCAAGCAGTGGGTCCCTGGAGCCAACAAAGGCTGGTGTGATTTTGATACAGGCCACACCTGGCTAGGTTGTCGTCTACACGCTCGTCACGGTATGTATTGGAAGTATCCAATTCACGAGGTTTTTGTTCCGTCGCTTGATACACCAATTAGAAGCTTAACTATCACCGGAACTAAGATGTATCACAAGCCAGATGACTCTAAATCACGCGGACAGTATCTACCTATGCTTGTTGCTGCGTCAAAGGAGTTTGGAGAAGATCACCGCATTTGGGTTTACCTAACTCGCGAGTACATGTTCTATAAGATGTGGGATCTAGTATTATCAAGTGCAGAGAAAGTTCACGAGTTTAGTAAAGACTGGTTTGTTGAGCGCGCGGCTGTGTGTCGTTGGGCAAGTGAGGCGTGTCGCATCCTGGGTCAACCTGAGACTGCCATGGTTTGGGCAGATCGCGCGATTGAAATTGATCCTTGCGGTGAAAACTACTTTGAAAAAGTTAGATGCTACTATGAACAAAAAGACTGGGGCGGAGTCTGGGAAACCTGTAAGATCACCGCGCGTTGTGAAAAAACATCTCACTACCTATCTAGCGAAGAGCTATGGAAATGGCGTCTATATGACATGCAGGCTCTATCCGCGCACAACCTTGGTGATAAGGCAAAGGCTGTTAAATATGGAAAGCTTGCGATTGAAGGAAACCCTGCGGACCTACGCCTACATAACAACATGAAGTTTTACGAGATGGGAATAGAGAATCAAGTATGACGGATACACCTGTAGTCTTTGTAGCGTTACTGGCAAAGCAAAAAGAAGGTGTACTTAACTTCTTCCTAGAGAATCTTGAGGCATGGGATTACCCTAAGGACAAGATTCACCTATACGTTCGTACGAATAACAACACCGATAATACCGAGGCAATCCTTGCAGATTGGCTCGGAGTTCACGGTCCTAAGTATCGTAGCATTTCTTTTGAGACGCAGAACGTTCCGGAGAATATCGAACAATACGGTGTGCACGTATGGAACGGCGAGCGCTTTAGAGTTCTTGCGCGTATTCGCCAGGAGAGCTTGCGCCAGTCACTTCTTACAGACGCGGATTACTACTTTGTAGTAGACATTGACAACTTTATCTATCCAGATACTCTAAAGGAACTTGTCGCACTTCAACTTCCTATCGTCTCGCCTATGATGCGTTACGCGGTTGCGTTTGGAGACGTCGAAGACACGCCCGAGGAAGCAGAAAAGATCCAGGGACATCATGGACAGTATTACTCAAACTATCATCACGTCGTAGATGACTACGGCTCGATAGTCGCAAACGATATGTACTATAAAATCCTTGACCAGGACGTTAAAGGTCTTATCGACTGCATGTGTGTGCATTGCACGTATTTAATCAAGCGCGAGTTTATTGACAAGTTGAACTACATGGAGGAGTCAGATCGCTGGGAGTATATGATCTTCTCGGAGTCTGCGCGTAACGCAGGGATTCCTCAGTATCTAGATAATCGTCGCATCTGGGGAGTTTTAACATTGACAGAAAATGAAAAGGCTTGCCGCTGGTGGATGGAGCATCTTAAGGATCCAGCAACGCAAACAAAACTTTACAGAGAACGAGAGATCTAAGCTACTTCTTTTTTCTTTTTCTTCTTTGTCTTCTTAGTTTTAGCCTTCGCAAGCTTTTCTTCTCGTTGCGTATGATACGCATCTACCGCGTTAGCGCTTGTTCGCGAGCGCCAGGTAAAATCACAGGCTTCACACTGTACAAGACGCATAGTTGCCCAGCGTCCTCCGCCTGGAGTATCTACGACTAATGTCTTAAGCTTATTTGGTCGTGCGTTGCAGTAAGGGCATTGTGGGAAACGTTGGCGACGTGATTCCTGTCCATTCCAGGATACGGAAAGTGTACGACGGATTTCTCCTTCGTCCTTTCCTCCCCAGATTCCCCAGATCTGTTTGTGTTCAAGTGCCCACTTCAAACATTCTTTTCTTACAGGACAGGAGAAGCAAAGATTCTTTGCTTGATATTTTTCTGCAGGCTCGGACGAAAAGAAGAAGTCTCTAAAATCTTCATTTACTTGTTGTCCACATGCTGAATCTTTTTGCCAACTAAGATCTAATGATCCGCTCATTCTGCCATTACCTCGACCCATGTTATGGGGAGAGTATGATCTACAATTTCACCTTCACGTGTTTCGCCGTCTTCATCGCATGCGGTGAAGTCCGTGTCATTATCTATTTCTCCTGCGTAGCCATAGTTGATCACCGCAGACTCAAGATACTTGAATCCGTTACCTAATGAGACAGATACACCATCACGTTGCAAGGCAGATGCCAATGCACGTCTAATCAGCTCATTTTCAAGATCAACGTGATCTTCTGTGAAAAAGGTAACGGAGTCCTCGTGAAGCGGCTCATAGCCACAACCCGTCCATTCCTTCCACAGAAGCTCACCCACACGTGAGTCCTTCACAATTCCCCTTAGCGCTATCGTCGTTAAGGGAATATTACACTGAAAGGCGCACAAATGCGCGGATAAACACCGACTATTTTAGAACAATAAATTACCTCAGGTCAGGTATGAAAGTGTCTCTAAGAGTCACTGAGTAACTTATTAAGCGGCGTTAAATGTGCCTAAGTAAAGGCTGCCGTTATTGTCGGGCCACAGGTATTGGTAGTGGGCTGGGCGATATCCATTATCCTCTGGCCAGCCGAACTTAGAGTACCACTCGTACTCTTTGCGCAGTAACGCAACGCGGTGCGTAGACGCCATCTCTTCATACTTGGCTGTATCCTGCATCCACCACGGGAAGGTTAGCTTATCCTCGGCGCGGCCAAGTTCAAGCGCGCGAGAAAACGTAGCGTTGATCTTAGGAATCATCGTAGATTTATAACCGCGCTTAAGCCACTCGTCACACATCGTAGTTGCGTATAAGGCTAGGGCTTTTTCGTGGCCTTCCCACATCTTCGCCGCAGGGTGATTGCGCCAGCCTTTAGGGTCACGGTGTTCGCCTTGCGGGTTTAGCGAGGTAAGGACTAGCATAAGCTGCCAGGCCTCAAGTACCTGCTTATTAAGGCGTTTGTTATCTAGTTCTTGAGCAATTTGCTCGAAGGAGCTAGTCTGAGGTATAAAGGTTTGCATGTATCCGTCCGTTCGTCATTGTGTAAATTATAACAGGAACTACAGCTCGTCGGGCGTAGGCTCCTCGTGAATAGGCTCTTCCTCTAGCTCGTCAATTGGATCTTCCCCGTCTAGCTCGACCGAGGAGATGTAGATACCTACCACGGTCAATCTTCCACACACGTAGCAATCCGACACCGCGCCTGGAGATAACTCAATTGGGACCGTAACGCTTATCAGACGGGTAATGATGTTACCGTTGATGTCTACGCTATCAGCTTCCCATAGACTGTTTTCGTCTATCCAGCATCTTTCGCAAATCGGCACGAGATTGTCATCGTACGTGCGGATATGTTTCATTCGCTAGCTGTCTCCATAGGGCTACTGTACCACTTTTTCTTAGCGTAGTGTCGAGAGAATCCTTTATCAGCGTCAATGAGATACTCACGATCTCCGATTAACTCTGCGTCTGGCCCTTGTGGGTTGCCGTCTAGTGAAGCCTTAACAGCGTTTCCAAGCCAGTTGGCAGCCTGCACTGGTACAGCCTTGCCCCATACGGCCGCAAGGTGTGAGTAGTCACGTGAGCTTTCAATATTCCAATCATCAGGAAGACCTTGCATACGAGCAGATTCACGGTGAGTAATAAGTCGTGGCTGTGTTGGGTGAACAACGTGATCTAGCGCGGAGCCAGTTAAAACGTTACACCAGTGATCTTCTTTCCAACGATAAGGTTGTGAGAATCCAAGCTTAAAATTTTTACGAATAACACGAGGAGAAATGTCAATCCACTTTTGTGGAAACTTACCGTCGTTTAAGTCTACGGCTTTCTTAAGCGCTTGCCCTGTGTCGCCGTTTCCTTCCCAGCCATCATTGCCGATAATACTAAAGATCTCTTCAATACGTTGCGCGTGAATGTTTGATTTACCGATGTGGCCGTCAACCATTCCGTCTTTTGAGCGTAGATGCTTAACCCACTTAGAAGGAACTGGCGCGGTGTACTTTTGCTTATTCCATGTCTGCGGCATCTCTGCAAGATCACCGATGATGTCCATGATACGTGGTAAATCTTTTGGCTCGGTAATAGGAGCTGAAAACTTAAGACCAGACTCTACCGCTACCCAGAAGTAGCGTGGGCGATATGAAAATCCGCCAACCTGTAGGTTATTTTCTTTAACGTGATACAGGTCGTACTTTTTATTTGAAAGATCCTCTAACATGCTACGGTACTTAAGCATGACTTCACGCCCTTGCGTGTAGGCTTGCTGCACACTTTCATAAACGACTGCGCGTGGTTTTACTCGCGCCGCGTAACGTACGAATGCCTTTGTGTGTTCGTGTGCGGCTGAATCAGGACCGCGATTAGCTGGACCTGACCATACCGACCAGCCGGAGCAAGGAGGACAACCTAGAACTACGTCTGCCTTTTGTACGCGCCATTCATCAGAATCATCTGAAAACTCAGCGGTCCAATCGTTTCCAAGAAGATGACGGTTGTTTTCTGCAACTACGTTTCCAAAGTTTAGCGTGCCTGTGCGTTGAATCATCTTCATATCGTTTTGCACGAAGCCAAGACTCATAAACGCTGCAAGCCCGTTGCAGTCAATAAAGGTATGTTGAGACACTAGTAAGACCCTTCGTAGTTCCTAGGGTAGGACCTTATACTGAGATCTTGATTACCGCGTGCTATTTACGCAGAAAGATTAGCGTTTTTCTCGAGCTCCAACATACCTACCTCGTAACCGCAACCTGCGTATCCCGCGATGTCAATCCAGGTATCTGCCTGGAACCCAGACTTGTTTGCGTAACGTGCAACCTTTAACCCAACCATCATCATCGCGACATCTTCATTTGATATCTCGACGCCAAGGATCATTGACCATACCTTTGAGATACGTGCAAAGTTTTCCTCAGGACCACCGTACTGCGCATCTCTGTCGCCGGAGATGATCTTAGCGGCTTCGCGTAGAGCTTCTACACGATACTTAGGAAGTTGGCTTTCTGTCTCTGTCATTATTAGTCTCTTTCAATCTTCGTGCGGATAGTTACATACGCAATCATGTCGTTTGATTCATCTTCCTTTGCATTTAATTCTGCATCATGTGGAAGATCAGCCTCAGGATCATTGATAAATCCTTGCCAGCTTTTCTTTGCGTTTGCAAGAATCTCGTCAATATTCTTGCCGCGTACTACTAGTTCAATGTTAGATCGCATTATCGGACTCGCTTCTGTAGTTGATGAGGTGAATAGTGTGCTCCGTCAAGCAAAGGCTCCTTGCCGTCTGTTGATCTAAAGATCACATCTCCGTAGCGAACTGCAACAACCTTGCCGCGTCGTCCGTTATGCATAGCTCCAGTAGATCCGTCATAGGCATCAGCCTTAACGCGTACCTCGTCTGCAACTAAGATAGCTCCAGGCTGTGCGTCAACCCATACCTCGTCCTTTTGCTCTTGTACAAGAGAGTGCCCTAAAGCTAAAGGTCCAAATAACGCGATAACTTCTTTTTGCTGTGGAACAGATAAGGTAAGTTTTTCCCACTCAGCAAGTAGTGCAAGTAGAGCCTTTCCTGCTCCAACCTTTACCTTTGCTTCCTGCATCTGTTCTCTAATCCATTGCTCGTTAATCTCAGGCATCGTGTCCGTCCTCCTTAGGTAGACATTTAGCGCACATATCCGGCGTTGCACCGCGTCCTACGTCGTCAATCGCGCGTTGACATAGAGTACACTTTACTCCAATGTCCTTAACTTTATATCCGTCTAGTTGTCGTTGCTTATTACGTTCCATTTTTTCAAGGTAGAATTTGTCCAGCATCTCGTCTGTTCCGCCAGCCGCAACGATAATGTTTGCGACAAAGTGCAAAACGTCAACAGCTTCTTTAATAATCTCTTCACGGTCTGCATAGGGAGCGTCGTGTTGCCAAGGCTTCCACGAGATAGCCTGACGCATCTCTGCAAGTTCGTCATCTACCGCAAGCATATTCCAACGCATGTACTCAATTAGCTTACGAATATTCTGAGGCTTATCGCCCTGCATTTCTTCATAGTTAATGAAGTATACGTCTTTTTGTAAGTCACGTGTACGCTTTAACCAGTTATTGAACAAGATGGACATTAGTTTGCTCTTTTCTCGTGAATAGATCTAGTGCCTGTGATAAGTTAACTGCCGCGTCTCTACGTGTAGGCGTATGTTCAATATACGAATCACGTTGGTCCTTAGCAAGTTGTATACGTTCTTCCTGCGTCATACTTTCAATGCTTGACGCAAGATGCGTCCATGATGAGCCAACAAGCTGGCTTTCCTTCCAGTCGGTCGCAATAGGAGTTAATCCATTCATGCATTGAATGTATCTGTAGCTCCACCACGTGCTAGAAGAATAAGGAGGAATAAGAGCGCCAAGACCAGAAGAGATCTGCGCGGATACCTGCGCGTCTGTCCATGCCTTATTCCATTTCATAGGTACTGTCGGGTACGAAAGAGTTGCGGTAGTAGACTTAACCCATTTCGTCGAGTAATTTTCTACAACCCATTTTTCACGACGTTCGGTCTCGATCATGTCCTGCGTAGAAATTAAGTACGCATCTAGGTTAATTCCAACAAGCGAGTCTGCCGCACCTTCTGGCAAGTAATCTGCAACGTGCTTCACGCTATCAGTCCACGGCAACGCTGGATACAAGGTAGTCGGCCATTTCTTGTTTACAAGATGATCTATAACCTCTAGAAGGTTTTCAAGCATGTTTGGCTGAGCAGCCGAGCTAAACCCTTTGCGATACGAATAGAAAGGTTTGGTGAGGTTGTCAGGCGTCTTTACCATTGCGCGTAGGCTTGCTGTAATCTTTGCAGGCTCCGGTGCGTCAATAAATAGATGCAGCTTAGGTGAATCAAGCAGCACGTCCATAACGCTTAACGCACCGTAGACGTGATTTGCACTAAGACTTGTTAAAGGGCTGATTCCAACTAGCACGGAGTCATATTGCTCAAGATCATTTAAGCTCCAGGAGACCTCAGGGTTTGCCTGAATAACCTCGTGTCCTTGCTGCTCGAGTACAAGTTTGATAGCTCCAGCAAAAGATAACGAGCGCAAGTTAGCTTTTTCAGACGAGTGAGATGCGCTCATTCCGGTGATAAGAATTTTACTCATGCAAAAGTACCATCTGCCTTTCGTGCAAGACCTTTGTCCTCGGCAACCGCACGCTTAACGATACGGTCGCAATGATCTACAAACGCGGAGTATTCTGGCAAGTATGGAGCAAGAGCCGCGCGTTGAGCCATAGCTGCTTCATGCAACTCTGCGTCTGTCATTTTCTCAACGTCTGAGATCTTTAGCTTGTACGCGTCACCTAGTGGATCACCTTCACCTTTATCGGTAACAAGGATAGAGCCAACGTGCGCTGCGTATAGGAAACGACTACGCCACCAGCCTGAACCAGCGTGCGGATACGGCGGAGAAAGAATTCCCCAATGGTGATTGTAGAAATCTAAAACGTCCTGCTCTGTATCAAATCTTTGTCCGCCAAGCTTCTTAATAAGCTTACGACTTCCAACAATCTCAACTGGCCAGTCTGGATTTTTCTTTTCTAGCCAAGTATCATGTGGCATAAGAGCTCCAAGCACCCAAGCCTTCTTCTTGTGCTCCGGCGCGAGCGCAGTTATTGGTTGAAGTGTTGGCATGACAGTTGATGTTGGGTCAAGAGCTTCAATAGGTCCTACCTCATCAGGCATGCGCTTACGCACGATAGCTCTGTCACCAAAAGAGTACATAGGGCACACTGGAACCATACCTGCAGTCCAACGATCTGCTAAAAGATCACGCGCTGCTTCAACAAGACGTTTTTCATAAGGCTGAACGTTTTCATCTGTATCCATCATGTAGTAGCGTTCGATATAACACTTCTTAGCAGCCGCTGGGTTCAATTCTCTGACACGCTCAAGCGCTGCCTCAATATCTGCACGACTAAAGTAAGTTGCGCCCTCTTCACCGCGATGTTCAGTTCCTACGAGTAGATGCTTGTACAGCATTGCAGGCTTGCGAATCAAAGCACGAGCGCCATTGAATACTGTATTGAATTGCCAATCATCAAAGAATCCTACACAGGGAATGCCTGAGGACAAAGCGTAAAGTGCACCCATCGCACCTTGACGACCATTTAATGAGTTGAGTGGAGCAAGATTGATCCATAAAACGTCATAGCCAGAAAGATCCTCGCCTGGAGTAATTTTACGCCAGTCAACGTCATGTCCAGCTTCGCGCAAAGCTTTTGCGATAGACGCAGGTACGTCAATCTTTTGTATTGTACGTTTTTCCGTGTTGATTTGCAACGCGGTAAAACCACTCATCAATACCTTCATGCCCACTACCCTTCTAAGTAGATTTGGAATATCATCTATTCACTATACTAGGAATAGATGATAAACCAGACTTACTTAGTCGATTAGAACGGTGCTGATGGTGGAGCTGCAGGAGTTTCTGCTACTGGAGCTGCTGCAGGCGCGGGCGCTGGTGCAGGAGCTGGTGCTGGAGCAGGTGCAGGTGCTGCCGCTGCTGCCACTGGAGCAGCCGTACCTGTTGCAACGTAGTACATCTTGATTTCGTTCTTCTTTTGACCCTGCCATGTGCGAGAGCCAACCTGTGCACGAAATGCGCGTCCCTTAGCAGCCTGCTCGATTGCAGCGTTAGAAGGACTTGTTGCAAAGAACTCGCGGCCTAAACCGAGAGCTGCCATTTTGCGGAAAAACATACCAAGAGCAGCAGGTGACTCTGGAGTAACAACTAAGTTATCCCAAACAAGACGCTTATTGTGCGCGCCTCCCTGGACCTGTGCTTTAAGCGAGAACATAGTCTTGCCCGATTGTGAAACCTTTGCAACGATTTCTTGAACTACGAGATCATAGTCACCGTCTGGTAGTGGTTCGTAACTGCCTACATCTCCGGCGTCTTTTACAAGATCGCCCCAATTGAGTGAACTCATCTGGTTTATTCTCCTGACTTAGTTGTTGGTGGTGTTACTGCTGGTGTAGTTGGACCGAAGATCATGTCTAGCATGCGCTCGATACCAAGGTTTTCTTGTTCAACGATCTTTCCAAGTCGACCTTGTACTCGCTCGCCTGCTTCGTATTCGTCTGTGCGTTCTACGTACATACGACGTGCCTTAAACGGTGATTGCAGTGGATCTGGATTTGGAAAAGTTTCCACTGTAATTGCGCCAAGGATGTCATAGAAGTATGGTGCTTGAATTGCAAGCTGACCCTGTAGGTACGGACGTGAACGTCCGTCTGCTCCAGGACGCGCCATAGCAGTCAATACAACAGCTTCTAATGGCTGTGTAGGGTGCATTGTTAAGTCACGTAGGTCACGCAATAGCGCACCCATGTGACGAAGCAACTCGCCCCATTGTTGCATCTTCATTTGTTCAGTGCCTGCGATTGAGTCCATGCACTTCACTTGAAGTTCAGAGATGGAATCAATGATAAGCGACTTGAACTGATGCTTTCCAGTTTGTAACCACTGGAATGTTTTGAGAACAACATCGTAGTCGCGAACGTTAACGACTACCGTGTCCCAGGTGCCATCGGCAACTGGAGGCTCTTCTCTAATAGGGTCCCAGTACTTAACGGTGATAGGTAGGAATCGATGCCCACCCTCAACGTCAAGCATGAGACGTGGATATGGTGCGGTTACCGCGAAGGTTGATTTACCAACCTTTGATTCGCCGTAAACCATGATAGTCAACGAACGTTGTACGTCAGACATCACTGTTTCCTTTCATCTCTTTGTGTTTGTTTAACATTATTAAGCGTTACCCTTCTTCTCTTCTACACCGTAATAGGCATAAGGATCTGACGGTTGGAACGCGTCTTCAAGTGCAGCCTCAGCGGCAGACCCGTCATCAAACATCGGACATATTGAGAAGAATGAGCATTTCCATTTGCAATCACGTGAAGGACTAGGGTACGCGATGAAACGATGATCCCCACCTTCATCAAGCGCCTTGCGTGCACCCATCATGTTTGTTAAAACACCGTGGATACGTTGCCAAAACGAGCGCAAGGCAAAAACATTGTGACGAACTTCAATTTGCTCGTAGAACGGAGGCTTTGCGTTTGCAGAGCGCTTAACCTTCTTTAGCATAGTAAAGATTCCGCCTTCAGAGCGTTCGCCTTCTTTATTCTGCGCTGTCTCTAACATCATGTAGGTAAGAATTTGTTCGTTCATGTGCGCCATAGCAGAGAAGTCTGTAAATGAGCCGCCGACTGTCTTAAAGTCTCTAAACATACGCACACCATCCGCCTTACGACGTACACGCATATCAATCTTGCCTTGTAGGATAACCTCGCCATTAAGCAAAGGCATCTCAATGATCTCTTCAGTTGAAATCATTTCTAGTTCCGCGTCAATGCCATTTTCATCAACCCACTGTAGATAGCCTTCAAGCATGATGCGCCCAAGCTCTGCCTCAGAGTCTAAATCGTATGTATCGCGGAAGGATTCCTCAAGAATGAGCTTATCCTTTACGACAAGTTCCGCATGAGCGTCAAGAAGCGGAATACCTTTGCCGTAGTACATGTCAAGTGCCTCGTGAACACGAGAACCAAGAGCAAGTGCACCCGTCATCTGTTGAGTTCTAGGTTGTAGGCGACGGTAGTAGCTAAGC